TGTAAAAATGATTTTGAATTATTTTTCTATATCAAAGATTACATACCAACACCATCGTGTCCAAATTGCAAAAGTAAAAAAACACACAGGTCTTATACTAAAGATGTAATCACACAAAGCGCATCGGTCAGAAAAGCCGATAGTGAACTCAAGACTGTTGGAGATCTCGCTAATAGAAATAGAGATAAAATGAGCGAGGATCACAAAATAGCATTACACAATAAACATAATGATTATAAATACGATACGCCACAAACCCAACTACCAAAGGGCATGAAGCGAATAAAGAAACAACCAAAAATTAAATGGACGTGATTATGCAAGATAACATATCTGAAACAGATAAAGAAAAAATTACACAAGCACTAGATTCTATACGAGCACAATTTGATTCAAGCTCATTACATCGCACAATTGCAGAAAATCATGCAAAGTTAATAGATTGTAGGCATGAAATAGTAATTAGTGTTATGGCACATGTCATAGAAGAAGATGATATTGGTCAGACTATTGGATCTAAAGAAATATGTAAAAAAAATTATCATATTCCCGTTCCGTCTAATCGTGACTATCATGAATATCTAGATGGATTTTTCAAATTTTTTGAAAATTGTATGTCCTCGTCCGCTCAACAGCAATCACCAGTTAAGGAAAATACAGATGGATAATTTTATATTTCAACCAACTAATAATGTTTCTTCTACTAATACAGAATATTATTGTTTGAGTGGCCATGAAGATTTTATCGACAACAATGATGCTCCTCGTCTAAAAGCAGATACAAAGCTTGTATTAGCTAAAAAAATAGTCAAAACAGGATCATCTCCACAATACTATATCAAAATATCTAATCAAAATAAACTATTTAATCCACTTAGTGGAGGATTAGAAGATAGAGCATACAGTATAGTAGACAATGTATGTAGACCAGCAGATAAATTTAGAACAGTAAATCAAAAGGTATTTGATTTATATGTAAGATTCTTATCATCTAAAAATATAGCATGGCTAACCAAGGCAGAAAGAGAGATTATATAATGGCTAAATCATCCAGCAGTAAAAATAATAAAATACAAAATTATGCAGCACAGTGGCTTCATCATACAGGATTATCTAATGAGGATATAGCCAAAGAGCTAAGTCTTGATATTGAAAAAGTTAACAGTATGATAACATCAGAGACAAGTCCTGAACCGTCGAATACATCGAAGTCTCGTGCAAAAAACTTAATGATTACGCATACTTCCGGTAAAAAGATAAATTCTGTTGCGATCATGACACAAGAAGCTTCAGAAGTATGCGATGCTGCTAGACAATCAGCACCACCAGCAGTTAATGATAGAGGAATTTTTAGGCCCAAATCATAATGTATCCTTCTAGGTACTCTAATGGCAAAACCGTTTCTGCAGCTCAGTATATTACAGAATTAATATGTGAGCATAAAGCCAAATTATCTAAAATGGATTTGCACTATCGATTTTGGGTCAATAAAGAATGGTCTAAGTATTATAGAGATCAAATTGCTACAGCAAATAAATTAATAAAAACCTACCCAGCCAAAGCTATTATAAGAGCATTGAACGATAAAAAAGCAGAAAAAATCTATTCTTTGCGAGCGCCTCATCTCATATCTATAATAGAGCAATATCAGAAGCTTGTAGAATCAGAAAACAATGAGATTTCAACCCCTATAGATAGATCTCCTGTTAATACATTTCGAAAACCATTACCAGCAAAAAACATATTATCCAAATTAAAGGAATTAGACGATGGCAACAACCCTTAAAGAAGATGTGATCAAAACTTTTGGTGACGAAATTATTTTGTCTGGTAATGCTATTGTAGACAAGAAAGTCTTAACAATACCAGTTAGTCCAGCTTTAGATATTGCACTTAATGGAGGTATACCAGAAGGTAGTTTTGTTGTACTAACAGGACAACCCAAGTGTGGCAAAACAACATCTTCATTAGATTTTGCGGCCACGGCACAACGCAAAGAATACGCTCATGGATCATTCAAAGACGGTCGCCAAGTCTATTATTTAAATATTGAAGGTCGCCTTAAGAAAAGAGATTTAGAAGGTATTCCGGGTCTTGACCTAACCAGATTTCATGTCATAGGCAGTCAACAAGGCAAAATATTACATGCAGAAGAATATCTGCAAATCGGCGAAAGAATCATTAATGAAATTCCTGGAAGTATACTAATTATAGACTCGTACTCCGCTCTCTGTACAGAAGCAGAAATTACCAGCGATATGGACAAAATGCAAAGAGCAGATGGTGCTAAATTACTAGCTAAATTTTGTAGGAAAGTAGCTAATGTTATTCCTGTAAATAGAAATATTGTAATAGGAATAACCCACTTAATGGGCAATCCCACAGGATATGGTGCAGAATTTAAGGAAAAGAGTGGGCAGGCCATAGCTTATCAAACAGATGTGAAAATTAGAGCCAAAACATTCAAGCCATGGGTTATAGGTACAGACAATACGCAGATAGGCCAGGAAATCGAATGGCAAGTTGTATGCTCTGCTTTAGGTCCTCCAGGAGCAACTACCACTAGTTTTATCAGATATGGTATCGGTATTGATAAATGTACAGAGCTTATTAATCTAGCATCCGATGTTGGTATTATACATAAGGGTGGGGCTTGGTATACTATAACTTGCTTGGACGATAAGCCTAAATTTCAAGGTACAGAAAAGGTGAGAGCCTTTCTGTTGGATAATAAAGAAGCATACAGTACTGTTGAAAAATCTGTTAAAGAAGTTTTAGGGATTAAATGAATATTATCGATTTAGATAATAATATAATATCTTGGAATCTTACAGGTCATATCGCCAAAGGTAGAGTACAAGAGAAGTCTTCTTATCATTTGAGTGTAAGAAAAATTATAACCGAATTATTTCCTACTTTACAATTACTAGAAGAAGTACCAATACCACTCAGAAAATCTGAAACACTATATCTAGATTTTTATTTACCATTAATACGTAGAGCTATTGAAGTGCATGGTGAACAGCATTATAAGTTTGTGCCATTTTACCACCACTCAAAAATCAATTTTTTAAAAGCTCAGAAAAGAGATAGTGAGAAAAAAGAATGGTGTGAAAAAAATGGAATTGTACATATAGCTTTACCATATTTTGAAGATACCGATAAATGGAAGGAACTATTATTACATGAACACTCGCACAGCTAAAGAAGATCTACAGTATTGGGATACCATATTGGATGAATACGAATCATCAATAGGACTGCCCAAATACATTGTTCAATATGGTGTAACAGAACAGGAAATCAATCAATATTTATCTATGTCTAGAGACGAAATAGAAAAGATATCACCAGAAGATTGTGCTCAAATTTCTTATAGATTGGCACAATTCGCGTTTCATGTACAAAGAACAGTGAATAGAGAAATAGCTAGATTAAATTGGGCGGATGAAACCATCAAAGAAGCTATAGCAGATGAAATAAATAATTACAAGGGCTATGGTTTTGTTGAGAAATCATTACAGGCTATTAAGCATAATGATAAAGCATCAGCATTAAATAATATCAAAAAATACGCAAAACAAAGAATAGATCGATTATCTTATATTTCGAATGGAATAAAAAACTTATCTGATATTATGATGTCTATACAAAAAACAAAGGTGCAATATGGAACCAAATGAATTGTTAAATAATCCAGAACAAATTAAGGCATTAATTTCAGCTTTGCAGGGATTGCTGAATCAGACTCCTCAAATTGATAACAATACCGATATCGCAGAGACACACGATCCTAAAAAGTTGTCCGTGGCACCATCGAAACCCAATGCTAATATAAAGACAAAGGGACGTCAAAAGGTAAGCTCAAATAATATTCAATCAAAAAAAATAGAATCCGATTCTGTTAATAAATTTGAACGAATGTCAGAGTTCGCTATGCACAAGGATGACTGCAATATAGATAAAAAACTATCTGTGGTTCCTCCTGTTGCTAGAATGAGAGATTTTGAGTATATAGATGCTGTATGTAGAATTTGTGGAAAACACGAATCAGTACCACCATCTTTAATGTTTGATTCTCCTTCAAGATACAAATGTAATTCTTGTTCAACCCAATCTGGATAATTTATGGTTTTATGCGATCCATCCGCAGAACGTGCGGTACTTAGTGGTATATTGAAATATGGCGAAGATGCGTATTTGGATATTGTAGATATTGTACAAGAAAGTGCTTTTACAATAGATAGTAATCAAATACTATTTAAGTGCATAAAGAACATATGCACAAAAGAGCCAAAGCCTTCTATTGATATAGCATCCATATATTCCTCGGCTGAGGAATTGGGACTTTCTCATATATTCAATAAAAAAGAAGAAGTTCAGCATCTAAAAGCCATATTTGATTTTCCTGTTAATTTAGACAACGTTAGGAAATTTGCGGCTAAAATTAAGAAGCTAGAAATAGCTAGAATGCTTCATGGTGAACTAGGACTAGTACAAGATAAATTACTAGATGTTACTGGTGCAGAAAGTCTATCTTCTATTATTGGAATAGCAGAAGAATCGATTTTCAATTTTACTTCATCTATATCACAAGAGAATGATTCGGCACCAACACCAATTTCTGATAACATTGATACGTACTTAGAGTTTTTAGAAAATAATACTGTTGATCAAATAGGTATTCCTACAGGATTTCCTGTATATGATAAATCTATTGGTGGAGGATTAAGAAAAGGCACAATAAATGTTATTGCGGCCAGACCAAAAGTTGGTAAAACATTATTATCAGATAACATGGGATATTACATTGCTAGTCAGTTAAAGATCCCCGTATTGAATATGGATACGGAAATGACTAAAGAAGATCATATTAATAGAATTCTAGCTATGTCATCAGAAATAGAGTTATCTAAAATAGAAACAGGAAAATTTACGGACACCCCAAGTTCTGCATCAAAAATTAAACAAGCTGTTGAAGAATTAAAGGCTAGTAAATTATTTCATAAAAGTATCGCAGGAAAGTCATTCGAGGAACAATTATCCATAATGAGACGGTGGATTGTTAAAGAAGTTGGTCTTAATGACGATGGAACAGCTAAAGATTGTGTGATATTTTATGATTATCTTAAACTAATGGACAGCGCCGGCATATCTCAAGACATGAAAGAATATCAGGTTCTTGGATTTATGATGACAGCATTACACAATTTCGCCGTACAATATAAATTACCAATAGTAGCATTTATACAATTAAACCGTGATGGTATATCCAAAGAAAGCACAGATACTGCTAGTGGTTCTGATAGAATTATATGGCTATGTAGTAATTTTACTATCTTTAAACGCAAATCAGATGAAGAGATAGCCGAAGATGGTGCTGATTCGGGTAATAGAAAATTAGTACCGTTGATTAGTCGCCACGGATCAGGATTAGATGATAATGACTATATTAATTGTCATATGAAAGGGTGGTGTGCTAAGATTGTCGAGGGTAAAACCAGATTGGAAATAATGAGCGGATCTAATAAACAAAAACATGGATTTATAGTCAATGACAATAACAATGAAGAAGAAGACCAAGAAATTCCATTTGTATGATCAATATCAGCTAAAGCATTTATCGGATTTGCTGTGCGATGATATAGAAAATCTGCTAACTGCACTAGGTCTTGACTCATATAAGATGCTAGATAAGATGGTTAGCATGAGTTGTCCCATTCATGGTGGAGATAATAGCTCAGCATTTAATCTGTATCACCAGGGAGACTCTTACAGAGGAAATTGGAAGTGCCGTACACACGGTTGCGAAAATACTTTTAAATCATCAATTATAGGATTTATCAGAGGATGTTTATCTAGATCTAAAGGCTGGTCACAGCCTGGGGATGAGATGGTGTCTTTTAATGAAGCAATACAATTTGCTGTAGACTTTACTCAATTTTCACCAGAATCTGTTAAACAATCTCGTAAAGCAAAAGAAAAAAATAATTTTATCAATAGTATTAAGCATATTAGGCCGGAATCAACAGAAAATACTAATATAGTACCTAGAAATAAAGTCATTAATAATCTTCAAATCCCATCGCAATATTTCTTGGATAGAGGATATTCTTCAGATATCTTGATAAAATATGATGTTGGAGATTGCTTAGGTGTTGGCAAGGAAATGTCTGGCCGTGCAGTAGTTCCAGTTTATAATAATGAATTCACAGGTATGATCGGATGCACAGGACGATCTGTATGTTCCAAATGTGATGAATGTAACTCGTATCATTCGAATGATTGTCCCAAAGATCATGAATTATGGCTATATTCTAAATGGAGACATAGTAAAAACTTTAAAACACAAGAATGCCTATACAATTACTGGTTTGCCAAAAAATATATAGAGGATAGTAAAACCGTAATTTTGGTTGAGAGTCCAGGAAACGTATGGAGACTTGAGGAAGCTAATATACACAATAGCGTAGCGCTGTTTGGTGCATCATTAAGTCATAAGCAAAAAATGCTATTGGATATTTCTGGAGCTATGAATATTATTACCATAATGGATAACGACCCTGCTGGACAAGAAGCGGCCAAACAAATATCAGAAAAATGTGGTAGAATATATAATATTAAACACATTAATATTCAATGTAATGATCTTGGAGATATGACAGTTGCTGACATTTTAAATACTATTGTTCCACAAATACAGGACCATCAATTATGCTAATATTAGGTATTTCGGGGCGTAAACAGTCTGGCAAAAGTACAGTTGGTAATTTTATCTTATCGTTATTTTTAGCACAATTAGATTATGCTGAAAAAATCTATATGGATGATGATGGTCAGCTGATTGTTTCAGATATTTTGGGAGATACTCGTTATGAAGGAATATTTAATATATATCATATACTAAATAAACACAATGACCCAAGAATAGCTCAAGCTATCGATAAGCTAAATAAAAAGATAAAGATATATAATTTTGCAGATATTCTTAAAACAGATATTTGTATGAATATTTTAGGTCTAACATATGATCAGTGTTATGGTGATGACCAAGCAAAAAACAGTTTAACGCAATTAAAATGGAAAGATATGCCCTGCTTTGACGAAACATGGACACAAAATGAAGATTACGACAATAGCGGTTACATGACGGCTAGACAAGTTATGCAATTTGTAGGTACCGATATTTTTCGTAAAATGTATGCCGATGTATGGATTGTATCTACCATAAATAAAATTTTAAAAGAAAAACCAACTGTGGCTATTATTACAGATTGCAGATTTCCAAATGAAGTTGATGCAATAAAACAGATGGATGGTAAAGTATGGAGATTAACTAGGAATCCATTTAATTCGTCTCATATTAGTGAAACTATTCTAGATCAGTCAAATTATGATTGGTCTAATTTTGATGCCATTATTGATAACAGCACCACTAGTCTTTTGGAGCAGTTTACAACAGTAAAAACCAAGCTAGAGGAGATTTTACCATTATAATTACATATTTTCGTAGCAGTTCTTATAATACTCATAACATGTGCGAGCAGCAATACTTTATTGAGTATGTGCTTGGATGGAGAGGTCTGTCTGGCCAAAAAGCAGATAAAGGAACTATAACACACAAGGTTTTAGAAATACTAGCCGTTATTAAACAGGCACAACAGAATAATCAAAAAGAGGTGATGGATGATGTTGTTGGAAATATTGATACTAGCACATATGATTTAAATTCTATAATAGAAGTAGTATATAAGTATTATACAA